CTTTCTTCTTGAGCTTGAAACCGAGCTTCCGTTCGTAAATTAGATATTTCTTGCCCTAAGAAATTAGGAAGAGTTTGATTCAGTAAAGTGTCTAAGGCGTCAGCCATAATATTCCTTAATTATATTTTTTCATCATTTAATAAAGTCCAACACCAAATTTATCGGCGTCCTCTTCCCCGCCATAAGCGAAAGAACCACCACTACCGAGACCTCTGCTTCCGCCACCTGGATCCATCTGGTAAATTTGCGAGACTAGATTCATTAATCTTTGGCCCCAATTTTGAGTCTTGCCGCCTACCAAAGCTTTCCTACCACCAAGAAGTTCTTCTAGATTAAGCAAACTCATATCGCTTTGTCTTCCTAATTCTTCAGCACCCTTATATGCACCAGTTCTCTGCTCCTCAATTTCTTTTTCTCTAGCACCGAAACCGGGAAGCTTATACCCTATGTTTTCCCTTACTGCCTCTGCACCACTCATAAGTCCCTGACTCAAGCCATACCTTCCAGTTTTCAATGTAGAGCCTATATCGGATGTTTGTTGCTGACCATATTTGTCAATAGCTCCGTATGCTTCGGAAATTTTTGTGGGGTCAAACTGTCCAAGACCGCCAAAAAGTTCTCCGAATCTCTTGCCTTGAGATCCACTAAATCCAAATAGCCCCGGAAGTTCCTCCGAGCTAGCCGTATAATATTTCCACTGGTCTTCACCTACACCAGCTTTTCTTAATAATTCTTGTATTTCTTCGTCAGTCATTTTGAACTCCTCCAAATCCGTATTGTTCTAATAGGTCAAGTAAATTTTTGTCAAATCCATAAATATTTGATATTTGCTTATTTGTTCTTGGGTCAGAACCTGTTCTTGAATATTGTTTTGGTAAGTAATCTCTATAATTTGGATTTTGCCCACCACCAAAAATAGTTCTAATTGATTCGCCAAGTTCAAATGGGCCTTTTCCTCCAACGTCAAACGGGCTACTACCCCTACCGAAGTTTTTCCCAAAAGCTTCTTGGGATATTGAACTATAGGCTCTTCCATCAGCACCCACTTTAGCCTTACTAAGATTTGCTATATATTCATCCATCAAAGTTTTCTTCCTTGCTGCTTCAGCTCCCTTTATTGATTCAAAAATCCCTTCACCCGATCCTATGTCTTTAAATATATCACCTGCGTATTCTGGAGTAAATCCAGCAGCTGTTGTTTGGTAAGATGTAAAGGCATCGGTAAGTGCATTTATAGTTGCTGTATCATCAAGCGTCTTTTCAGCATCACCTAGAAAATCTTCAAGTGTTCTGGCTTGAGATCCTAATTTTTTCGCAGAAGTGGAATAAAAAGTAGTATCCGGAGCTTTTGTTTCCAATGACCTAAATGGGTCTTTCACCCTTTCACCAAAAGGAGAAGACAAAGTAAATCGATGGGTTTTAGTATAATCTTGTAATGGCTTGCTAAGTGCAGAGCCAACCGGTGCTTTAACAAGAAAGTCAATAAGCTTAGTAAAAAATCTTGATGAAGTACCGCGTTTCTTTGCTTGACCTATACCTCTTTCGCGTTCCGCCGCTTCTTCCTTCAAGGCGATTTCATACTCTCTTAAGGCTTTTAAATCATCGGCTCCAGCCTTTGTAAGCCCCATTCCCTTCGCTCCAAATTCGGATCTCTGTCCACCCTCTATTTGTTGTAATAATTCTGCTAATGTAGCCATACTAACTCCTTGTAAATTCTAAATAATACCAAGCACCAAGCTCTTTTCTATACAGCCTTAGTTTACCATCTGGTGTCTTAACAATTCTTTCCTCGCCATTATTACCAGATGCGCGAGCAGGAAATCCAATTTGAAGCTTTCCATCAGGTTTTTTAGAATTGTATAAAAATCTTTTCTCTCTATCAATAGACATTAAGTAACTCTCTTATGTAAAGGCCTGTATTCTACCGATACACTGTATATCCTATTTGTTCCTGCGTGATCCAAGTCTAAATAAACTTGAAATGAATTTGCTAAAAGAGGAGGACTAAACGAAACTACGTTAACATAATTACCACTGCTTGTACTAATCACGTCTCCAGCGGTTGCAACCGTTTGAGTCACACCACTATCGTTAGTATAATAATACTTTAAACCATTACTATTAATGTTCCCACTTGCATATTCTAGCGTAACGCCATAAATCTTTTTAACTATATTTGGAAATCCAAAATCATCATTTTTAAATTTAATATCAAGAGTACCATCATCTGGTTCACCGTCATAAGAAACTATTTCAGTTAGACCAGTCGTAGCGGTCATCTTATTATACGCATCTGTTATAATATTACTTTTATTTGAATCTGCAAATAGATCGTTTACGAAAGTAAATGAGCCATTAATAAGACTGCAAACATAGGCATCACCATTGTCACCTGATTCATTATCCGCATCTCTAACCGCCACTAAATGTTTATTTACAGGTTCATATCCAATCATAGTTAAATGGTCAACAAAACCACCATCAGACCCACCCCAATCGGATTCTCTTATTTTAGTTTGTAAATTTTTTATTTTACTTCCATCATAAAAATATAAACCATTTTTATTTACCCAAGCTACACCAAAGTCTGTTTTTACGGTAGCTGCGTGAAATTCAACACCCATATTTTTATGCTCTGATTCTAAAAACCATTGTGTATCAGAACCACCACCTATATTAATAATATAAAGTGTTTTCTCTTTAAAAGCAAGAAGTCTATCAGCAAAAGATTCTAACTTTATAAACTCTTCTCCATCATTAACACCTATATCTATAAAATTGAAATTTGGAAACGTATCAAACTTATTTATTTCACTATATCTTATAGTATCTCCTTTATTTAAAAGCTCACCTTCTTCATTGGTATATTTTACATTCCCTATAAAAGTTCTTCTATTAGCAACAACACTAGTTTGATATTTTTCTCCGTTTAAACCTATTGATATAAAAGCAGATCCTGGACTAAATCCATTTATAGATTCATACGTATCTATATTTTTTGAGTAACTTATAAAAGGAGAATAAACATAAGAAGAATTAGAGCTTTCTTCTGTCCAATATGAATATTCGCCATCTAAACTAGCCCTAGAACCATAACGTAAACTTATATCTCCAAATAAAGTCCAAGCACCATCACTTCCAGATATTCTATGGTATATTCTTGCTCCAGTTATTCTACTGTCATATCTTGTTCCAGATGTTACACTTTCCGTAGCTAATACATTAACTGTAATTTTTTCATCAGCGCTTACTGAAATAGTATTTGCCAAACCTTTTACTAAAGATTCTTGATTTCCATCGTAAATATAAGTTATCCCAAATTCATATGTTCCAGCAGTCCAAGAACCTCCAGACGAGGGAACTATGCTTAAATTAAAACCAGTTCCAGATGGAGGATATATTTTATAAGTATGACCACCACCTCCAAAATTGCCGCCTGAAGCAGCAGTAGCAAGTGTAGTAGTATTAGTTCTATTTGTTATTAAATCAACTATTGAACCTCCAACTTTAACAGCCCAATGATTATCTATCTCTGCATCGATAGCAACTACAAATGGATCTCCTCCAACTGCACTAGATACAGCTGATGTATCACCACCAGAAGTAAAAGTTTCACTTCCAAATATTTGTTCTGAAACATAACCTCTAGTTGGTTTACTTAGTTTAGTATCTGAAGCTGTCCAATCAGAAACACCAGCATAAGAAGCTGGAGTCTGTGCTGTTCCAGCAGAATTTAACCATCTATCTTGAGCTTTTACATACCCATATTTTTTAATAGCTGTAGCGGTATTTAACACATTTGTATCACATACTCTAACATCTCCATCAGCTATGTGATATATAACCTTTCCTTGTTCACTACCAGTAACAGCACCTAAATCAATCTGCGCATCACTCCAAGCATTTGTATCAGATGAATGAACACTTATCTCTACCTGTCCACCATCATCAGCATCTGCGAATAAAGTTCTTACTATAGATTCATTATTTCCAGCTTGATCAAAATCAGATCCATGTTGAAAAAGTCCGTAACCAGGTTGTACAGCATCTACACTTGGATCTGCGTAATCATTATCATTATCGGAAGCTAATCCACGAGTATTTATCTGACCAAATGAATCTAAGTTAGCATTGTCAGCAAGGGCTAATTCATTATCTTTAATAGAACGATCATTGGTCTTAGTATTTAAACCACCTTCAAAACGATTATATGTTTTAAATTGTTTAGGCATTATTTCTATACGATTTATTATTTAATTTCACACTAACCATTTATTTGCAGCTTCAACAAAGTGTTCTGGATTACCAGCTCCACCTTCACTATTATAATACTTCTTCCAATAATCTGCCTTGCCTTGCGTAGTATTTGGTACAGGTTTAGGAACTCTCCAGTACTTTAAACGACAATGAACTATACCAGCAGCTATATTTTTTTCAAGTATATCAGCCCAAATATCTTCATCATACACTTGCCAATATTTACTGTCTACACGACTGGCTTCAGCACAACTGACTATCAATGATTTTCTATGCTTAAGATAATGTATAAGATTGTCTACACAAGTTGCTGGCTCTACTTGCCAGAACGAGCGAGCTGGGCCATCACCAAGTTGTCTTAGATACCTATATCCAGATTCAACTATTCCAGTTACCAGAACAAGTTCAACTGCATCATCGGACGCAAATTTTTCACCCATAGTAGAACAAGTATGCTTTATCAATGCACGAATTTGATTTATACTAATCATAAAAACTTTTTTGTTAGACGTTAAGCCTAAGAATTAGATACATTCTTTTTAAACTGAGCAAACCAAATGTCATCTAGCTTATTTTTACTTGATTTAACAAGCTTTTCGACAACCTGTATAGCGACTTTCTTTAAGACTGCTTCGCTAATTACAGTTTTAAGTCCTGTAATGACAAGTCCTCTTACAAATGGTATATACAAACCGCCGCCTACTACAGCGACTGCACCTGCAATACTTACCCAATTATTCTGAATCCATTCCATTACGCTTCTCCTTTATATAACCATCCGATTAATGAACTGAATACAAGAGCTACGAATGCACCTACACTTTGTATACTTGATACAGAGGATTCTAATGCACGAACTCTTCCATTCTGTTCCTTTACTAAAACTTTAATATCATCCACAATTTCTTTAATATAATGAATATCACTATTTTGCTTAGCGCTCATAACGGTCAATTCCTCGAGTCTAGATTGAGTAT